TCTCAGTGGAGAGAATGTTTGCGAGTTCCGCTTCAGCGTTCAGACCGTGAATTGCCTTGAGGTCTTGTGCCAGTTCCAAGGAGTACTCAGCTTTGAGTGCTCTGGACTTAGCGGTTACGGTGACTTTCTCGATCGAGAATGCCATCTGGTTGAAGTGATCACCAGTACCTGTACCCAGGTTCTCAGAATCACCTGTAACCATACCTTCACCGACATTGTAGCCAGTGGAGGATGCAGTACCAACAGGGTTGAGAGCAGCAGGGTTAGTACCTGCTTGTGAATCGGTACCTAAACCAGCGTTAGCGTCTTCGAAACCAGCCGTCAGGTTGCTACCATCATCCTGACCAGAGAATGCGGTATCTGCTTCGTTGAAGAATGCTTCGGTTCCACTCTGTGAAGAGTAGCGGGAACGCATTGCGAAGATCAGTCCAGTAGGACCGTTCATTGGTTGAACACCAGCCAGGTCATATGCGACCAGGTTAGGCATTGCACGTCTGATCAGGGAGATCAGAACTGGATCGAAACCAGCGGTAGGACCAGCAGCAGCTGAACCACCACCGAAACCACCAGATGCACCAGCATCATTTGCGTGGTTGGTTGGGGTTTCCATCAGGTTGATACCTGACTGGAATGCTTGCTCTTCCTTGAGGAATTTTTCTTGGTTCTCGAGCAGGACAGCGGTTACTGAACGACGATGAG